ATTCAAGAGAAATATGATCGTCAAGAAGAAATAACTATTAATTCAACTAAACTAATCCAAGATCAAATCCAACTAATGGATCTTGAGTTCCAAAAAGAACAAGAAATTAGAGAGATCAATAATGCTGAAATGACCGAAGAGAAGAAACAGGAGGCTATTATTGAGGTTAGAAAAAAATATCTTGATAAAGAAATTGAGTTAATCAAAAAATCGGCTGAAGATCAGAGAACAGCATTAAGGCTTGTAAAGGATCAACAATTAGATAATGATGAACTTACAGCAGAACAACGAACAGAGATTGAGGAGAAGTATAATCAGGATGTATTGAAACTTAATCAGGATACTCAAACCAAAATTCAAGAAGTAATTGATGGGACAAAAACAACTCAAGAGACAGCACTTGAAAGTTTAACTAAAACTATTGATGTTATTAGTCAGTATGTTGATAAGATAGCGGAAATATGGGCTCAAGCGGGGGATTTAATCGCCCAAAGAAATGAAGAAAGATTTGAAGCCCAATCACAACAAATTGATAATCTATACAATAAGGAGAAAGAAGCCTTAGACGGTCAATTAGAAAATGAGTTAATTACTCGTGAGCAATACGATGATAAGATAAAACAATTGGATCAACAACGTGCTGAAGAAGAGAAACAGTTAGCAATGAAAAAATTCAATGAGCAAAAGAAATTACAAATTGTAAACGCAACTATTCAAGGGGCTCAAGCAGTATTAGCAGCATTTTCATCAGGAGCAGCAACCCCAATTATTGGTATAGCGACAGGACCTATTTACGCAGCAATAGCAGCAGGGTTCGCAGCGGCTCAGATAGCAGCGATCGCTAACCAAACATTTACAGCAGCAGAAGGAGGTATTGTACCGGGTATGGGACCAGGAAATATTGATTCAGTTCCATCATTTTTAGCACCGGGTGAGTTTGTTATCAATTCTCAATCGGCTAAAATGTATCCTCAATTATTGAGTAATATAAACGAAAGAGGTGGGGGTAAGAAATTAGTCCCTGATTTACCACCTTCAAATGCTCAAGGGGTACCAGCAACAGTATTCCAACAAGATAGGGCTCAACAACCTATTAAGGCTTATGTTGTGGAAACAGATATTAGCGACTCACAAAAACGAGTGAATAGAATAAAACGAAGTGTAGAATTTTAACGATTAGACAATATGATAAAATATGTATTTAAGGATATGGAAGAACCTACACTATATCTTGATTTTGAAGAGGATAATATGAACGAAGGTATGGATGCTATCTCATTTGTAGATAGACCAGCCACAGACGTTCAATGGAGGATATTTGAGACCATAGAGGATAGTTATAACGACTATCCATTCACAGCAAGTGATAATGCTTGTAGAGCGTTGAGATATAAAGATAAACACCCTGATATTGATTGTGGAACTCGTACAGGTTGGTCTAGAGCCAATCAGTTATGTGGTAGAAGAAACATATCAATTGAAACCATCGCTCGTATGGCTTCATTTAAGAGACATCAACAGAACAAAAATGTTCCGTACGACAAAGGTTGTGGTGGAATTATGTGGGATGCTTGGGGTGGAGACGCTGGTGTTGATTGGGCTATCCGTAAAATGGAGAAGATCAACAACGAATTACGTATGTCAGGTTTTAAGAAACAAGAATTCAGTGATCTCAATGAGGAAAAACGAATGGTTACCTCACCTGTTATGTTAGCAGAGACCCCCATTCTACGTTATAATCCTGATCTCGGTAAATATTGGGTTAAATTCAAAGCCGATACTATTGAGAAAATGATGAGGAAATACTTCAAGGAAAACAAAATACACAAGGTTAATACAAATCACGATCCAAAATCTCGTAAAGATGGGGTTTATATGGTAGAAAGTTACATTGTGGGTGACAGAAATGAGTCAAAAGTTTTCCCTGATTTACCTGATGGTAGTTGGATGGCTACATTTTATGTTGAGAATGATGAGGTTTGGGATCAAATCAAAGAGGGGGTGTTTAATGGGTTTAGTTTGGAAGGATATTTTATTGAGAAATATGAGGATGATATGATCGCTCGTATTGAAGAAGAATTGGAAAGTATACTTACTTCAACGGCTACGGATGAGGATAAGGAATTAAAAATTAAAAAATTGTTGAATATTAAATAATGAAACATTTTCTAATGGTTTTCTTCGCCTTTGTATCACCCCTATTTCCATTGGCGATGTTGGTGTCTTTATTTTCCATTATAGACACTTTTGTTGGTCGTTGGTACGCCAAACAAACCAAACAAGAAATAACAAGTAAGAAGACCCGTATTGGTCTCACACATAAACTTATAACCTATTTCGTTGTATTGATAAGTGCTTATGGTATTGATTACGTAATCGTCAATGAAATAGCAAGAAATTACATTTGGTTTGACTGGGCTTTTACCAAGTTCTTTGCTTCTGTATTAATATGGGTAGAATATACCTCAATTGATGAGAAGATTAAGTGGGTAAAAGGTAAAGGACTTACAGATAGAGTGGTAGAATTTGGGAAATCTCTCAAGAAAATCATTGGATTTAGTAAGGAATTAAACCCTAAAAACTAAAAGTATTAAACAATAAACAAATAAATATAATTAAAACAAAATTATGAGCACAAAAACAAACATTTTAGCCAAAATCAAGGAGTTGTTCGCAGAGCAAAAAATGATGGAGGATTACACAGCAGCAACAAATGAGATTATTCGTTGTTTAGGTGATAGTTTGGCGGTTGGATCAAGAGTAGCACAAGTAATTGGTGGAGTAGAAACTGATCTTCCTGATGGAAACTATCTATTAAATAATGGTAAAAGCATTACAACTGTTGGTAACGTCATCAAAGAGATCAACGAATACAGAGCCGAAGAGAATTTGGGTAAAACAGAAATGGGATCTGATACCGCAAGTTCAGCCATTGAAGACGCAACCATAGCCGAAGAGAATATGGAAGATTACAAAAACGAAATTATGACTAAACTAATTGACGGAACAGAAGTAAAAATCTTATCAAAAGGTGATGCTTTATCTGTTGGTGATGAGGTTTTAGTTAAAGACGCTGAAGGTAATTTTGGTAAAGCACCGGCTGGTGAGCACAAGTTAGAGGGTGGATTAGTTATCTATGTTGATGAATTAGGTTTTATCAATGAATTAGAAACTGAAGATACCGAAGAATCTGACGAAATGAAAAGTATGTTTGAAGCAATTTCTCAATTAACAGTACTAGTAGGTGAGTTGAAAAATACAGTTTCAAATGTGAGCAAAGAAAATTCTGACTTAACAGAGAAATTTAACAAGTTCTCTAAAGAACCATCTGTTGAATCAGTAACTAAAAAACAAGTGTCTCTATCTAAATCAGCAGATAAGTTAGACAGAGCAAAATTCTTCGGAGGAAGATAATTAAAAATAAAAATAAACTAAAAAAAACTATTTAATTATGTCATTAAATGTAGCAGGATTATCAGCATACGTAGATCAAGAGCGTATGGCTTTAATCAAAAAAATGATTTTAGGTGGTAGATCTACTCAATTCTTAACAATCCAACCTGATATCAAATCAGCAGCATCAATCAACTTGTTGTCTTCTGATTTAGTAGCACAAGCAGGTGGATGTGGATTCAACGATGAAGGTGAAACTATCTTAACTCAAAACACACTAAACGTTTGTCCTTTGAAGGTAAACGAAAGTATCTGTTTAGATACACTTGAGCAATACTATACTCAAGCAATGATGAACCCAGGTTCATATAACACAACTATTCCTTTTGAGCAAATCTACGCTGAAGAGAAAGTAGCACAAATCAGTTCATTAATTGATACTTTGATTTGGCAAGGTAATACATCTGTAACTGGTAACACAGGATTATGTAATGGATTTATCAAATTAGCAGGTAGTGCTGCTTATTCAGGTTCTGTTGTAACAGGTAACGTAAACAGTGTAACTTCAATTACTCCAAGTAATATTGTAGCAGTTGTTGATAACGCTATCCAAGTAATCCCTGTTAACATCGTAGCAATGGATGACTTGTACTTATACTGTGGTTATGACTTCGCAAGAACTTATTTCACAGCATTGAGAAACGCTAACCTTTACAACTACCCATCTGTAGAGACAGGAGCAAATGATTTTATGATCACTATCCCTTCTTCTAACGTTAAATTGGTAGCAGTTAAAGGATTGAACGCAACTAACAAGTTCTTCATCTCAACTAAATCTAACTTATTCTTCGGATGTGATTTATTGAATGACTACGAAAACTTTGAATTGTGGTATTCTCAAGATTTTCAAGAAGTACGTATGGCTTCTAAATGGAAATCAGGTGTGAACGCAGCATTCTGGGAATATGTTGTATACTTCAAATTGTAATCAACCCAACTAATCAAGGGGGTGTAATTCCCCCTTATAAAATAAACTTATAAAAATATAAAAATATGTCATTTTCTTGTAATTTAACCGATGGTTATGTTTTAGGATGTTCTTCTATTGGTGGTGTTGAAAAGGTATATATTGGTGAATGGGTTGATGGTGTTGTAATACAACAAGATTCTTGTGGTATTATCACAGGTATTACAACTACAGGTCTTACAGTATATAATTTTGAACAGGATATAGAACACAGTGGATTAGTTCAAACAGGAAACTATTCTCGTGAGAACGGTACTGTATTCTACGAATCTATCTTATCTATCAAATTAATCACACTTGATTGTAATGTTCGTAACAGAATGATAGAATTGGGTAGAGCACCTTTATTCGCAGTTGTTAAATCTAACGCTGGTGATTGGTACTATTTAGGTCTTGAATCTGCTGGTAGAGCATCTGCTGGTGATGCTTCTTTAGGAGTATTACTTGGAGATATGAATGGTCTTAACCAATCTATCTCTTGGAAGTCAGCGAATGGAGCATACTTAATCAACGGAGCGTTGGTAGGTACTACAATTACCGTAGCGTAATTAGTTCTTCTAGGTCTTCTGACCTTCTTTATAAACCCCCTTGTATGGATTTACTTGGGGGTTTTTTTATATGTATGAATATCTTGTATTTTCTTTAGTTTTTTTAGTAGATTTTAGATTTTGAATAAACCTATTATAATTTTTACCTAATAAGAGTGTTAATTCTTTAGCATTTTCATAAAAAATACCTGTATTATTGTCTATAATAATTTTTGCTTTTGGATTATTAGATCCCGAAAATTTACCTTTCATTCTCATACTATGTTGTTTTTTAATTATATCTGTATGGTTTTTACCGCTCATAGGATTTACCCAACCATTTAATAATCGTTCTTTAGTTTTATTACCTATTTTTTCTCTTGTTTCTTTAGAAATAATAGATCCTGTAGTCCCTTCACCACCGTCAGTCATATTAACAAGATTACCTAAACCTAAATCTTTACGACCATAAAAAGCAATCATTATAGTTTCTAACTCACACGCCCTATTCCAAGAAATATTATCAACAAGAACTCTAACATTATATCCGTGTTTTTTTACCGTATGATCCCAATATTTATTTCTTGATGATTTTTTATATGGTCTTTTGTTATCTCCAATTCCAATATAAAAAATTATCCCATCGGTTTTTCTAATGTGTTGATACAAACAATATTTTTTTTCTTCCATCCGACAAAGTTATAATGAAATATTGGTTCTACCAAATTTCTTCAAATATTTTTTGAAATAATCTTTGGAAACTGAAAACCAAGTTTCACCATTTTCAACTAATATTCCATTAAAAGGTGTATTCTTAAAATCTTTAATAACCAAAATGATTGTTTCATCTGATGATTCTTTACAAATTTGTTTAACAAATTTTCTTAATGATAGTGTCTTTTCCATAATCTTATTTTTTTTTAATCAACATCAAATGTTCTAATTGTGATACCATTTCTTCAAATTCTTTTCTCATTGTTTCAACATTAAATTCTACATTACCATCTTCGTTTATAAGAAAATAAATTGGTTGAATAATACTATGTCCGTTTTTATCATCATAAACATAATATTCAATCTTTGACGACATAAATTCTCTAAATTTTTCCATAATTTTATTTTTTAATTGTTAATAATTTCTACAAAGGTAATACTTTATTTTAATCTGCCAAACAAAATACCATAAAAAATATTTAATTAAAAAACTTATGATAAGAATACCAAATTATCAGACATCATTAACACCATTTACTCTGTTAGAGAAGACAACGTTTCCGTTATCGGCTACAACATATATTTTGGAGTTAGATGGAAAACAACTTAACGATCAAACATTGTTATTTTTGACGGGTGAAACATCCCCAAATATCAATAGATGGAATTGGTTTCCAATTGATTTAACCCCATATAACTTAATTCAAGGTCAATATAGTTATAAGGTATGGCAGACAACGGGAAACACTCTTACAATCACTGGTTTGACTACCAATGATGTTGTTGAAACAGGAGCGGCTTGGATATATTCATCAGGAACAACACAAGCACCTGTATATGTCCCAACAAATCAAACTAAATATGTATATGAATAAAAATTATGAATGAAGAAGTAAAAGATGAATTAGGGATACCAATTAAAATATTTACGTTTAACGAGGCGTATATCCCACCCGTGTATAAATTTGAGAAAAAAGGAGATTACCATTTCTTAAGTTGGGGTAATTCAAATCAATATCCTGTATATATATTGGAATTATACAATAACTATGGTTCAAGTTTGAATAGAGCCATTATAAATAAGAAGTCAAAGTTGAGTGCTGGTTTCGGTCTTAAACCAATATTGGATGAGAGATTGAGAAGATTTTGTGAGGAAAATAGA